CTACATGAAGTTCGGCGCGGTGCGCGAAATGCACCAGCCAAAGGCTGCCGGCACGGCTGTCGAAGCCGAGGTGGACGCCAACGGCGTAACCCAGTTCTGCGCCCATATCGTGGACGCCGAGGCCGTCAAGAAAGTCCAGGCCAAGGTCTACAAGGGCTTCAGCATCGGCGGGAAGGTGCTGGCGCGAGACGAGAACGATCCCGACACGATCACATCCATCAAGCTGGTCGAGGTTTCCCTCGTGGACCGACCCGCAAACCCGGAGGCAATCCTCACGATGTTCAAAGCTGAAGACGCCGCCCCCGATGCGGCCGCGGCCGAAACGGGGGATGCGATCTCCCAGCTGGTCGATCTGGTGAAGTCCGCCGAACTCCCCGCCAGCGAAATGGTCCGGGTGCTCACCGACGCCATCGCCAAGGCCAAGGGCGATGCCCAGTCGATGGCCGTCGATCCGGCCGAGGCCGAGAAGGCCCCGGACATCGAAGAGAAGGCCGAGGACTGCGACGACGAGGACGACGAAAAGGACCACGCTGACGAAGAGGACGACAAGGACATGGCCGACACCGGCAAGTCCGCCTCCGTCGATGAGACCCTCGTCGGCATCGATGTGATCGTCCGCGCCGCCCAGGCGCAGGGCCTGAAGAAGGGACTGCGCGGCCTGAACGCCCTGTCGGCCGCCATCTACCAGCTCGTCGCCGTGCAGGCTGGCGTGAAGCGCGAGCAGGAAGAGGAAGGCGACAATTCGCCCGTTCCCGGCCAGATCGAGGACGCGATCAAGGACCTCCTGGAGACCCTCGTCCAGATGGCGCAGGAAGAGACCGGCGAACTCGTCGATGACCTCGATCAAGCCGGGATGGAAAGCGCCGTCCCCGAATATGGTAGCTACAGCCTGCAGTGCGCCGACAAGGTGCTGACGCTGGCCAAGCGCAACTACAGCAGCAAGCAGCGCCAGGCGATGGCCTCCAACGGCGAGGCGATGTCCGACGGCTCGTTCCCCATCAAGAACAAGACCGACCTGGAGAACGCCATCCGCGCCTACGGCCGCGCCAAGGACAAGCCGAAGGCGAAGGCTCACATCATCGCCCGGGCCAAGGCGCTTGGCCTGTCCGCCCTCATTCCCGACGACTGGAAGTCCAGCGACAAGGCAGAAGGATCATCCGACTTGGGCAAGTCCCACCTGTCGGAAGCCCTGGCCAAGCTGGGCCGGATGGAAGTCGAAAACGCCGCTCTCGCCAAGCGTGTGAAGGAACTCGAAGACATGCCCGCGCCGCCGAAAGGCCCGCTGCTGTCGGTGACCAAGGCCCAGGACATCAACAAGAGCGACACCGACGCCGCGGATGCCCCGCCGCCGGGACTGTCGCCGGAACAGTTGGCGCTCTGGAACATGAAGAAGGTTCACTCCGGCGGCGGCCAGATCATCCGCTTCTGATCCGCCCCTAACCCCACCCCCCGAAACGCCGCGCAGCCCGCGGCCTCAAGCCCCCCGCCGATTGGCCGGGGGCTTTTTGCGTTTGGAGATCCCCATGAACGCCATCGTCTCGAAAGCCACCCTCGACCTGGTCAAGGCGGCGACCGCCGCCCCTGACGACCTGATAAAGAACTATGTGCAGCCCGGCTCGGCCACGACCGGCCTGCAGGCCTACAACCTCTATCCGGTCGCCATCAACCTGGTGCCGATCATGACGCCCTTCCGCAACATGATCCCGCGCGTGGCTGGTGGCTTCGGCACCCAGGCCAACTGGAAGACCATCACCGGCATCAACACCGGCGGTCTGCGCATGGGCCTCGCTGAAGGCGGCCGTTCCGGCGTCATCAGCCAGTCGGTCAACGACTACTTCGCCGCCTTCCGCGGCCAGGGTCTCGAAAACAACGTGACCTATGAGGCCCAGTTCGCCGGTCAGACCTTCGAAGACCTGCGCGCTCTCGCCCAGGTGCAGCTCCTGCAATCGGTCATGATCGGCGAGGAGCTGGTGGACCTGTTCGGCAACACCTCGCTCGCGATGGGCACCACCCCGACCCCCTCTCTGGCCACCTCCACCACCGGCGGCACCATCACCGCCGCGACCTGGTCGGTGATCTGCGTGGCCGTGGGCGGCATGGCCTACAACATGGTCGCGGGCTGGAACAACGGCGTGATCGGCCAGACCTTCGCGCAGTCCACCGCGACCGTCCCCGGCCTCGTCACCCGCACGAACATGGACGGCACCACGACCACGTTCGGCGGCAACAACGCCCAGCAGTCGGCCAACGCCACCCAGGTCACCACCGGTTCCACCTCGACCATCTCGGCCACCGTGGCCCCGGTCAACGGTGCGGTCGGCTATGCCTGGTTCATCGGTGCGGCTGGCTCCGAGCGCCTGGCGGCCCTGACCACCATCAACTCGGCGGTGTTCACCTCGATCCCGGGCTCCGGCCAGCTCGCGTCCGCCATCCCCGGCGGCGCGGCCGACCAGTCCACGTCCTCCCTGGACTACGACGGCCTCTTCACCCAGGCGTTCAAGTCCGGCAACAACGCCCAGATCATCACCCAGGCCACCGGCACCGCCGGCACCGGCACGGGCCTGACGGCGGACAACGCGGGCGGCGTCTACGAGTTCGAGCAGATGTTCGCCCAGTTCTATAACAAGTACCGCCTGTCCCCGACCCATATCTTCGTGAACAGCCAGGAGCTGATCAACATCACGAAGAAGGTGGTGCAGGGCTCCGGCGCTCCGCTGCTGCAACTGATCTCCGGTGCCGACGACAGCACCATGATCCGGGCCGGCGCGAAGGTCGGCTCCTACCTGAACAAGATCACCGGCGACGTGATCCCGGTCATCGTTCACCCGAACGTGCCTCCGGGCACCGTGTTCTTCTACACCGCCGCTCTGCCGTATCCCCTCCAGGGCATCGCCGGGCCGGTTCGGATGCTGCTGCGGCAGGACTATTATTCCATCGACTGGCCGATCACGAAGCGGCGCTACGACTACGGCGTCTATTTCGACGGCGTGCTCCAGCACTTCGCGCCCTTCTCGATGGGCCTGATTACAAATATCGGGAATTTGTGAGTATTGTGGTATACTGCCCTTAGTATTTAACTGGGGGCAGTACTGCGATGCGTAAACTTTCCGAAAGCGATTTCTGGGCCAGGGTCAGCAAAGTCGATCCGAACTCTTGCTGGCCCTGGACTGGATGCAAAACGAAACAAGGGTACGGGACCGCGCCGATCAGCGGCCTCAAGACGGTCACCCACCGCATGGCCTACCTTTATGCGTTCGGGCCGATCCCGGCTGGCGCGGTGATCATGCACACCTGCGACAACCGAGCCTGCTGCAACCCGGCGCACTTGCGCGTGGGGACGCAGAAGGACAACCTCGACGACATGCGCGCCAAGGGTCGCCAGGGATACACCGGCCATCCGGGCGAACGTCACCACAAGGCGAAGATCACTGCGGCTGATGCCGAAGAAATTCGACGGCTCTATGGAACTGGAAAATTCAGCCAGGCGGCGCTCGGCGCGCGCTACGGCCTCTCGCAACCGACTGTCGGCCGCATCGTCCTCGGACGCGGCTGGCTCACACCACCCTCCTGAAGAGAAAGGGCCGAAGATGGCCAAATGGAAAGCGCCCGAAGACGCGGGCCCCGGCGTCTCTGTCGGTGGGCAGTTCTTCCCCATCCTCGACGGCTTCGTCATCACGCCGAGCGGCGACTATGCCAGCGCGCTCGAACCCTTCGGCTATGTCCGGGTGGACGACAGCGACGAGGGCGCGCCTCCGGTGATCGAAGAGCCCGCCCCCGTGCCCGAAGCGCCCGCGCCTGAGCCTGAAGTCGCTCCCGCCGAGCCCGTGACACCAGCCGAGCCGGAAACGCCGCCTGCGGCCGCCCCTGACGCGCCTGCGGCCGAACCCGCGCCCTCGACGGAGGGCTGACCTTGAGCAATCCGGCAGTCCTCTCCGCCAGCGGGTCGCTCTACGTCGATCTGCAGGATGGCGGCTCGACCCGCGCCCAGGTCGCGGACAACGATCCGCTGCGCGCCGCCTATGCGACGTTCATCTCGGGCTTCGTGCCCGCGGCGAACCCGACCGACATCCTAGAGATTGCCGGATCCGCGACCAAGATCGTGCGCATCCGTTCGATCCTCATCACCGGCACGGCGACGGCCGCCTCCAACATCATCATCAACACCGTCCGGCGCTCGACGAATGCCACGGGCGGAACGCCGTCAACGCTGACCCAGGTCAAGCGGGACAACAACGACGACGCGGCGACGAGCGTGATCCGCACCTTTGCTGCCAACCCGACCGTCGGTACCCTGATCGGAACCGCCGACGGCGGCCGACTGAACATCGCCCCGGCGGCGAACGGCTCCATCGACCGTCTTCCGTTCCAATACTCCTGGATGAACGACAAGGCCCCGATCCTGCGCGGAGCGAACGACTGCCTCTGCCTGAACCTCGCCGGTGCCGCGTGGCCGGCCGGTGGTGCGCTCGACATCAACATCGTGCTCACCGAAGACTCCTTCATCCGCATCTGAGGCTGACCGATGACCGCGAACGCCATCGACCTCTGCCAGGTCTCGGACGTGAAGGCGTTGCTGAACCTGACGCAGATCACCGACGACGCTCTGCTGCAGTCTCTGGTGACCGGTGCGAGCGAGTTCATCCGGCAATATGCGAGCCGCGACCTGATCGCCACGACCTACACAAACGAGGTCTATCACGGGAACGGCGGCACGTTCATGATGCTGCGGAACTGGCCGATCCAGTCGGTCACTTCCGTCAGCGCCTACGACTGCTCGAACTCGCTCGTCTGGTCCTATTCCGGCTCATCCTTCAATTTCGATGACCGGTCGATCTATCTCACCACCGGCGACGTGTTCACCAAGGGCCGCGCGAACATCCAGGTGACCTACCAGGCGGGCTACGCTACCGTTCCCTATGGGCTGCAGCGCGCCTGCGTCGAAATGGTCGCCCATCGCTACCGCGAGAAGGACCGGGTGGGGATGGCCTCGAAAGGGCTCGCCGGTGAGACCACGGCGTTTGTGATCACTGACATGCCGAAATCGACGAAGGCCTATCTCGACCAGATCAAGAACGTGGTGCCAGTCTGATGATCACCGTGCAGATGGTCGGCACCGAGGAGGTCACCGCTTCCCTGGAAAGCCTCACGCCGGGCGTCGTGCGCAACGTGCAGAAGGCCGTGGCAAAGCTGGCGATCCTGCTTCAGCGGGACGTGCAGGAGAACAAGCTGTCGGGGCAGGTGCTCCAGCTCCGCACCGGCTCTCTTCGCCGTTCGATCATCCAGACGGTCACCTCGAGCGACAGCGGCGCGACCGGCGTCGTGCGGGCCACGCGCATCTATGGCCGCATCCATGAATATGGCGGTGTCACCCCTCCGCATGTGATCGAGCCGAAGGTCGCCGGTGGAGTGCTCGCGTTCCAGATGGGCGGAAAGACCGTCTTCGCCCGCAAGGTCAACCATCCGGGCAGCAAAATCCCGGAGCGGTCGTTCCTTCGCTCGGCTCTGAAGGACATGGTCAGCAGCGGTGCCATCGACCGCGAAATGCAGGATGCCCTGGCGACCGCACTGGGTGACGCGGTCGGTTCGAGCATCTGGGGGGCGTGATGGTCCGCGAGACGATCTATGCCGCGCTCTTCGCCCGGCTGCAGGCGGCCTACGCCTGGAACACGGCCAGCCGACGGCTTCTGCACTGGGGCGACGTTGCGCCCGCGCAGCAGCCCGCAATGTTCTTGACGCAGGTGAGCGAACAGCCGCAGACGGTCAGCCATCAGCCGACGAAATGGAAGCTGAACGTGAAGGTCTGGCTCTATGCGAACGCAGAGACCGATGCGGGCCAGACGGCATCGAGCGTCCTGAACCCGCTCCTCGACGCCATCCAGGCGGCTGTCGCTCCGAACTTTTCCGGCCTCGAGACCCAGACCCTGGGCGGCCTCGTCGAATGGGTCCGCGTCGAAGGCAACATCGAAACCGACGAAGGCCTGCTTGGCGATCAGGCTGTCGCGGTCATTCCGCTGACGATCCTCGTTCCAACCTAACCCCGAAACCTCAACCGCGCCGCAAGGCGACACGCGCCCCCGAGCCTCACGGCCGGGGGCTTTCGCGTTTGGAGACCCCCCATGCAGAATATCTTCGGACCGGGCGTTCTATTCGCCACCCCCCTCTACGACGCCTATGGCAACGCCATTTCCAACCCGTCCCCCGTTCAGTTCGGGGTCAGCCAGGAAGCGTCCATAGACATCAGCTTCGACACCAAGCAGCTCTACGGCCAGAACCAGTTCCCGGTCGCCATCGGCCGCGGCAAGGGGAAGGCCACCGGCAAGTTCAAGTTTGCCCAGCTCAACGGGGCCCTTCTGAACTCCGTCGTCTTCGGCCAGACGCTGACCGCTGGCTTGCAGGCCGATGTCTACGACACGACCGGCGCTGCGATCCCGGGAACACCGTTCCAGATCACCCCGACCGTTCCGAACTCCGGCACTTGGTTGCAGGACCTGGGCGTGCGCTCCTCGACCGGTGTCCCGCTGACCCGCGTGGCCTCTGGTCCGACGACCGGCCAGTATGCGGTTGCCGCTGGCGTCTACACCTTCGCGTCGGCCGACACCGGCCTGACCGTCTTCATCAACTACCAGTACACGGCGACCTCCACGACCGCGAAGAAGAGCACCGTCCTGTCAATCCCGATGGGTCTGGCACCGTCGTTCCGGGCCGACATCTATTTCCCCTACAACGGCAAGACGGCAACCTTCACCTTCAACAACTGCGTGGCCAACAAGCTGTCGCTGTCGTCGAAGCTGGATGACTTCATGGTGCCGGAGCTGGACTTCGACATCTTCGCTGACACGTCGAACAACCTCTTCACCTACGCTCTGAGCGAATAGGCCCAACCATGACCCGCACAGTGATGATCGGCGGCGAGACGCTGGACATTCCCTTCCCGATCTCGTTTGCCGATCTCGAAGCCGCATGGCCCGGCTGGGAGCATTGCGCTGCCGCCGGGAACCAGATCGAGTTCGCATCCGCCTGCCTGGAGTTCCTCGCTCCGGTGCTGAAGATGGGCAATCTGGCTGCGCTGAAGGCCAAGCTCATGCCGTCCGAGATGGAAGGCCTGGGCGAAGCCGTCCTTGGCGTCTTGCGCGACAACAAGGTGATCCCCGCGGAGGACGCAGCGCCTGCGGATGCTCCGTCGGGGGAAGCCCAGCCGGTGACGACGCCGCCGGGCTGAGCCTATTCGAACGGATGATCGCTGAACTGGTGGCCGCAGGCGTCGAATGCGGCCACCCCCTCGGCCAATGGGAGGCCGTGCGTCAGCACTGGGGCCCATACCGGCTCTGGGTGATGCAGGCGCTGTGGCGCAAGTACGGGCCGCCCTCCTACATCTCCCTCGGCGTCCTGGCTGGCACTCGTGAACAACCCAAGCCGAAGGCTGACACGAAGGCTGTGGAAAAAGCGGCGGCCGAGCTGATCGCGGCTCAAGAGCCCACGCCGAACCGGCAGGTTTTGCCGAAAGCCGTCCTCGACAACCTCCTCGCCAAGACGAGACCCGCCGCATGAGTGACAACGAGGCACAGGTCAAGATCACGGCCGATGCCAGCGGCGTGCAGCCGGGCGTCCAGGCCGCGATCAACCAGATGAACCGACTGCCCGCTTCGGCGCAGGCGGTGTCGTCGGCCATGAGCGGTGCGGCGAACTCGTTCAAGGCGACGGGATCGGCGTTCGAGGAAGTGGCCGGCGCTGCCGCCAAGAGCGCAACGTCGGTCCACGGTTCGGCCGGCACGATCCGC